TGCACATCAATTAGGTAGAAAATATATTGGAATTGATATTAGCGAAAGTTATTGTCAGACAGCAAGAGATCGAATACTAAGTCATAATCCATTAGAAAAATTTATCACACCAGTATGAAAACTGTCACAATGAGTCAAGACAAACTTGACCCAACTGGTATAATGAATATATTAAAAGAAAAACTATGCAACTAAGACCACACCAAGAGCAAGCAATACAGGCAATGATTGACAATGACAAAGGACAAGTCATTGTTCCTACTGGTGGTGGTAAGACTATCTGTATGATACAGGATGCCAAAAGAGAGTTTGAGAGTGTAGCATGTAGCACCATTGTGATTGTTGCACCTCGTATTTTATTGGCAAACCAGTTGTCAGCAGAGTTCCTTGAGTTTATCACTAATGTCAAAGTGATGCACGTTCACAGTGGAGAGACTCATCACTTCAGTACAACTAAGGTTGATGCTATCAGAGAGTTCAACTTCCACAATGCCAATGATGGTCACAACCAGTTGATTTTCACAACATATCATTCACTACACAAAATTGCTGAGAGTAATATTGTTGTTGATACTATCTACTTTGATGAAGCACACAACTCAGTTCAGAAAAACTTTTTCCCTGCTGTTGAGCATATATCAACCAGTATCTTCACAAGAGCATACTTCTTTACAGCAACACCAAAGCACAGTTTGACACCAAGCAAGGCAGGTATGAACTGGACAAGAGTGTATGGCAATGTGATTTGCAATGTACCTGCACCTAAGTTAGTCAAGCAGGGATATATACTACCACCTAAGGTCGAAGTTTACAAGACCAGAATACTTGAGAAAGATGAGTTGGTTGCTGATAGAGATTGTGAGCAGATGGTAGATGCCATTGACAACCTTGACAAAGACAAGGTATTGATATGTGCTAAGTCAACAAAACAGATTGTTGCACTTGTATCACAGACAGATTTTGTGAAGCAACTATCAGTTCGTGGTTACTCTTGGTTGATGATTACATCTAAGACAGGTGCAATGATTGACGGAGAGAAGGTGGACAGAGAGACATTCTTTGATACACTTAATGAGTGGGGTAGAAACGACAAGAAGTTTGTTGTACTGCACCACAGCATACTCTCAGAGGGTATCAATGTCAATGGACTTGAAGCAGTATTGTTTATGAGGTCTATGGACTATATCGGTATTTCACAGACTATTGGTCGTGTCATCCGTAAGGGCAATGCTGACAAAGTATTCGGACTTGTTTGTATTCCTGTTTACTCTAAGGTTGGTATCTCAACCGCAAGAAAGGTCGAGGCAGTTGTTGATACTATATTCAACAAAGGCGAAGCAGCAACTTCAATTATTACAAGATGAGTAAAATTATTTTAGTCACAGGTGGATTTGATCCTGTTCATAGTGGTCACATTGAATTGTTTAAAAATGCAAAGGAGATTGATCCTGATGTGTCACTATGTGTAGGATTAAATTCAGATGATTGGTTAGAGAGAAAGAAAGGAAAGTATTTCATGCCATTCGATGAGAGAAAAATAGTTATTGAAGAACTCAAAAGTGTTGACTTAGTTATACCATTTAATGATATAGATGATTCTGCTTGCGATGCTATTGACATATGTTTACAGATTTATGATTTTGTCACGTTTGCAAATGGTGGAGACCGACACAATGAGAACACAGCAGAGTATGAGAAATATAAGGATGATTGTAGAGTTACCTTTCGATGGGCAGTTGGAGGTA